CAAAAACAAGTTCAAGGATTACGCCACTCTCAAAGAGCATGATGCCTTTGGGTATATCGGTCAGCTAGCAGGCTACGCTAAAGCATTGGGTGTTGATCCCGGTGGATGGTGGGTAGTCAATAAAGCGAACGGAGAGTTCAAGTACGTGTCTGCATGGGACATGAAGCCCCACGTGGACGAGATCATTAACGATGTCGCTAAGAAAGCCGACTCACTTGAATCCAATCAGTTCAAGCGTTGTTTTGAACCAGTCGAAGAGACATTCAGAACTAAACCTACAGGCAATAAAATTCTAGGTGAAGAATGTAGTTGGTGTAGGTTCAGGCACAAGTGTTGGCCCTCTCTACAGGAGCTACCCGCACTTGCATCTAAGGCGAAGGAACCGCCTATCGTTGCATATGTTGAGATAGCAGATGAATATCAGAAGAAGCAAAGTACGGAGTAACGCTATACGGCATGGCTACAGATCAGGTCTTGAGCATGTAGTCAAAGATTCTCTGAATCAAAGGAAGTGTAAAGCTCAATACGAATGCTTCAAGATTGAATGGGAAGATCTGATGTACAGGAAGTACACACCAGACTTCCTATTACCAAATGGAATAATCATAGAAACGAAAGGCAGGTTCACCCCTGCTGATCGTGTGAAGCATTTAGCGATCAAAAAGCAACATCCTAATTTGGATATCCGATTTGTGTTTAGTAACAGTAACGCTAAGCTACGGAAAGGTGCTAAGACTACGTATGCGGATTGGTGTGATAAGCACGGATTTTTGTACGCAGACAAGGATGTCCCAGATGAGTGGATACAAGAGAAAGGTAAGACAACCTACCCTAAACTTGTAGAGTTTCCATATGAAAAGATAGAAAGGTAATGTTGTGACAGATGAAATAGTAGATAATACACACTCATCATTCGCAGTAGCTGTCGAGCCTGAGTTTGACAGTGACGGCAAGTGGACAGGCACAATCTCCGCTCACATTGAGGAGGAGGTAAAAGGTGATCTATCTGATGAGGAGTTGATACAGATACGATCTGTCTGTGGTATGATGGCTAGTACATTGTTGCTGATGGAAACCGATGAAGACTTTTTAGAATATGTAAGAGGTTTTTTCCTAGCCAACAGCGAAGAAATGATCAGTGAAATGTTAGGTGGTATTGAAGACAAACCAAACTTTACTAAGGAAGGTAATGTCATCACCCTTAACTTTGATACAAAGACACACGGGAGTGCATGATGAGTCTAAAAGACATTCGCTCTGAGTTAACATCAGAACTGAACGCCATGATTGAAGACACCGTCGAAGATGAAATCTTTGACATGGTGATGAAACCCAAACACTACAATACCGGGCAGTATGAAACCTATGACATCATCGTTGATGTGCTAGGTAAGTACGATGCTATTTCATATTGCCGTGGTAATGTTCTCAAGTATATGTTGCATCGTCTCTGGAATAAGGGTGACCCCATAGAGAATGCACGTAAAGCCCAATGGTATCTTGAAAAGATGATTGAGCTTATGCAGGAAACAGAAGGGACTAACTGGTAATGAGTGTTGAAATAAAGGTTGACTTGCAGTTTGAAATAGATATAACTGAAGTTTCGCCTGAACATAGGCATGAAGATGGAATCACAGAAATTATCCAAGACGTTCTTGATGCGTGTATGTATGACATTCCGGGTTCAGAACTCAAGCGATGTGAAATATCTATTGAAGGAATTGATTGATGTCAGACGTAGTCGATTACTTGGGGATCAAGATAGATCTACACAGGGATCAGGAACTAACTGAGCAAGCGATGTCTTTGCTCAAAGATTATTACATGACAGACAGCGAGTTGTACGCACAACAGGCATTCGCACGTGCCGCTGTCGCATATTGTGAGGGTGACTATGACTTCGCTCAACGGATTTATGATTATGCTAGTAATCGTTGGTTTATGTTCGCTAGCCCTGTCCTTTCAAACGCACCGGCTAATGGAGATGAGCCAAAGGGATTGCCGATCTCTTGCTTTCTTTCTTATGTTGGTGACAATCTTGAGTCTCTCATCGGCCATAATGCTGAAGTTGCTTGGCTCTCCGTAAAGGGTGGCGGAGTAGGAGGCCACTGGTCTGATGTGCGTCCTGTAAGTGACAAGGCACCGGGCGTGATCCCATTTATGAAGGTTGTTGACTCACAAATGACAGCCTACAAACAAGGCAAGACCCGTAAAGGATCTTATGCCGCATACCTTGATGTATCGCATCCAGAGATCATTGAGTTCGTAAACTTTAAAGTCCCTACTGGAGGGGATGTAAATCGTAAGTGTTTGAATTTATTCAACGCAGTAAACATCACAGATGCTTTTATGGAGGCAGTAAAAAATGGAGAACAATGGGAACTACGATGCCCTGATTCAGGAGCTATCAGATCTACAATCCAAGCTAGAGAATTGTGGCAAAGAATACTTGAAGCTCGCTTCAGAACAGGTAGCCCTTACCTCAACTTTATCGACACAGCCCAGCGAGGGTTACCGGATACTCAGAGAGCACTTGGACTCACAATTAATGGCAGTAACTTGTGCAATGAAATCCATCTCGCTACATCTGAAGAACGTACAGCAGTCTGTTGCCTCTCCTCAGTCAACCTTGAAAAATGGGACGAGTGGCGAGACACCAGAATGGTTTCAGATTTGGTCAGACTCTTGGACAACGTCCTTAAATTCTTTATCCGCCATGCTCCGGAAGAATTAGAGAAAGCTAAGTTCAGTGCATACATGGAACGGTCCATCGGCTTAGGTGCGATGGGCTTCCATGGCTACCTACAGAACAAAGGCATTGCATGGGAATCTTGGCAAGCGGCTAGTGAGAACTACCAGATATTCAAGAAGATCAAAGAAGATGCATTGGAGTCTACACATGAACTCGCTAAAGAAAGAGGTGAAGCACCGGATATGGCAGGCACAGGGCGGCGTAATGCTCATCTACTTGCGATTGCTCCGAATGCTAACTCGTCTATCATATGTGGGTGCTCAGCGTCTATTGAGCCTATCAAGTCGAATGCATACACGCACAGAACACGTGCAGGTGCGCATCTGGTTAAGAACAAGGCACTAGAAAAGGTTTTGGATGAGCATGGTGAAAATACAGAGAATACGTGGAAAAGCATTATTGCGAACGAAGGCTCAGTACAGCATCTGGAATTCCTCAGTGAGCAAGAGCGCAAGGTCTTTAATACTGCGTTTGAACTTGACCAAGCGTGGGTTGTGGAACATGCGGCCAAGCGTCAAGAATTCATCTGCCAAGGACAAAGCGTTAATTTATTCTTTCCTGCGGGCAGTCCGAAGCCATACGTCAACTCCGTACACATCAAGGCGTGGAAGGATGGCCTCAAAGGATTGTATTACCTTCGTACCAATGCCGGTGTGAGTGCTGACAAAGTTGGTGCGTCAGTTGAACGTGATGCATTAAAAGATTTCACCTCTGACAGTGAAGGAGAAGAGTGTATCTCCTGTCAGGGATAACAGAGTTCGGTGATTGCAACACCGATAGGAACGTGACCGAATATCTCTCGCTGATGGGGGATAAGGTAGACTCAAAGGGATAGCGTCCATACCCTTAGCAGGGTTGCGAGTTGTAGGAGGTCCATTCGGAAAGGTACATCAGATAGTACCTCCTTGGGGGTTACCCGATTCCCCCCGTTCCGCCTTTTTAGGTTATATCATGGCAAGAAAAAAATTATTACACATAGCAATAGGACCAATAGAACACGTGCCTTCAGAAAAAGATAGAAGCTATAATGAGCTTGTGTGCTCTATCTGCCACTGCGAGTTCGACATTGAACTTGAAGGTGGTATTGATGGGTACTTAGGTGTGCTACCTGTGGCTATGTGCGCTATGTGCTACTCAGGATTAGATGAGTTCTTCACACAGCTACATGGCTGTTATGATGATGAACATGATGGATACGAGGATCACAATGAAGATTAAAGGCATACACATGAATGACAAAAGTAAGCCTGTAGATCGTTTTGATTTAGAAGAAGCAATCATGAAAGCATGGCGCACATCGGATGACATCAAGGCTTTGTATACGTCCGCTGAGCGCATGGATGAGGATCAGATGATGAATGCCTTACTTGGGCTAGAGATCTTCGCTGAGATGCGCTTTGATGAGCTTTGGAATACATTTGAACAATGCGTTAGTAACGGAGTATTTGATGACAGCACAACACGTGGAGAAGAAATTGCTAGAGCTTTGGATGAAACTACTCAAGGCTTCGGTCAAGAAAAAATCTAGGAAGATTGCTAAGCTAGAGAGCAGGCTGATTCAGTTAGAACTGGAGAAGAAAAAATATGAGCACTGACTTTGAAGAAGAGTTTGACCTAGTCAAAGCACTGCGTGAAGCGCAAGCACTTGAGATGGTTGAAGAAACTGAGAATGGATGGCAGACTAAAGTAGTCCCAGAC